CCATGCGTGGCCACGGGCAGATCCGCGACGCGGTCAGGCGTGGCGCCGTGGCGGCCGGATGGGGCGACCAGGGCGGAGAGGATCGTCCGCTGGAATGGGTGCGCGTGCTGGACGTGAACGCGCTGGCCGGTCTGCTCGGCGTGAGCACAAACGTGGATCAGCTGGGGGCCGCGATGGAGGGATTAGCTCCCTGGCTGGAGCGCTACCCGCGGCTGGCCGAGGTGCTACAGGCGTGGGCGGCGCTGCGCCGTCCGCGCACCTTGGGGCCCGACTCATGGCGCTCGTGGCGGGATGCCCTGCAGGTGCTCGATGCGCTAGCGACCAAGCCCGGTGAGGACCAAGTCATCCGTGTTCTCAGCGGGCACCTGTTCTCGGACACGAAGCGGATCGAGAAGTTACTGCCGCAGCTAGACGTCTTGTCGGGGGAAGGGCTAGCAAGCCGACCACGTGGCAAGTGGGAAGTGCTCAAGACGCTCGGCTTGGTCAAGCAGCCGCTACCGTTAATGGTTGCAGGTGTGGGCACGATCCTGATGCATGAAGGGCCCAATTGCACGATTGTGCAGCCCTACGTCGGCCTCGCCCCTAGGAGCGTGCGTGGTCTGGCAGCTACGCCGGCGTGGGTACTGACGATCGAAAACCTGACGACGTTCCATTTGGCTACTGAAGGGATGAAGGGTAGGGCGGATGGGATGGTGGTGTTCACCGGTGGTATGCCTTCGCCGGCTTGGGTTGCAGGATTCCGCCAGCTGACTGTAGATCTTCCGCCATCGACGGTGTTCTACCACTGGGGAGATATCGACGTCGGAGGCTTCCGGATTGCGGCTCGATTGCAGGAGGTTGCGGTGCCGGCGGGCGTGTCGTTGCAACCTTGGCTCATGAATGCAACAACACAAGGTAGTGGGAAAAAGGTGTCCGATTCGGTACGCGATGCCATGAGAGCAGCGGCGACGCGTACTGGATGGTCAATGCTCCAGGAAATGCCCGCATTGACGTTGGAGCAAGAGCGGGTCGAAGTGAAGTTGCCTGGTAAATCACCATCCGACGAGGAAGGGCTGTCCAACGATGGTCGTCGTAAGCAAGGAACGTCACCTGATGTCGAGTAAGTTCACTTGGGTTCCCGTATTCAAGGCAGTGGCTGCCTGGTTGGTCGACTACGAGAGTCGACAGCAAGAGTTGGTCGGAATTCTCAAGGAAGTTGGCATTGATGCTGGTCTCGACGACAAAGACGAGACCGGGAATACGATCTCTTTACAGGAGATCGACCCGTTCACTTTCTTCTGCATGTTTACGAAGTATGGGATCGAGAAGCGGAAGCAGCTGTTCGTCAAGCTTATTCAAGTGGCCGAACTGAATGTGCCGCCACCGTCTGACTTTGATGGCGTCCCGACCGCGAATGCCATGAAGGTGTGGATGTTCCCGTTCAAGGCCAATCGCCAGGACTGGATGATCCCAACACTCTGGAAACTCTTCAGGCAAAGCAAGGCCGAACTAGACTCGGATACGTTTGCGCGCGCGCTACAGGTCCCAGGTACTGGATTCGCGAAGCTGACAGAGGCGTTGTTTTACGTGGACCCTGATCGCTATTTCCCGATTGACGGGCAGACCCGACCTTGGCTTGAGGAAGCGGGTGTTCCTATTCCAAAAGGAACCTTGTCGGCATACATGAGCGCCCTGGACGAGGTGCGTAAGCGTTCAAGTAAGCCTTTCGCACAGTTGTCCCATGACGCATGGGAGAAGAATCAGGACGCACCTTTTGACGCTCAGGTAGCAATAGATTACCTGCGCAGTCGCTTCCCCGACACCTATAGTGGCACTTCGCACATCGCCGCCTACCGCACACCGGCGGGGCGGCAACTGGCCTTCGATCCAGGCACAACTCCCGCCAAGAAATCCACGCTACAGGTATTCCTCGATGCGCGTCCGCCGCAAGTTCCGGACGATCGAGTGGGCGAGTATCCGCCGGAGAAAAGCCGCAACCATCATCTGGGTAGCCACGCGCCGCGTCTGGCCGCCGGCCAGAAGGCCTACACCGTGCGCGTGTCTTCGTTGCCGGAGCTGGTCGAGCTCTGCGACTGGTACGAATCCAAGTCGCTGACGTCCCAAACCGCCACCTTACCGACTTCCAGGTCTGTCATGTCCATCCAGCCGCTGAACCAAATCCTCTACGGTCCGCCCGGCACCGGAAAGACCTACGCCACCATCAACAAAGCGCTGGCCATACTCGACCCCGATTTTGCTGCGAAGCACGCGGATGATCGTGCCGCATTGAAATCGAGGTATGACGAGCTCGTGGCCGAACACCGAATTCGCTTTGTTACCTTCCATCAGAGCTTCAGCTACGAAGATTTCGTCGAAGGATTGCGCGCCGACAGCGAAGGCGGCACTTTGCAGTATCGGGTGGAGCCAGGCGTATTCCGGAGCATCTGCGATGACGCGCGCGGATCGGCCCAAATCGCCTCCGATATTGGTGTTCGAGAGGATGCGCGCATCTGGAAAATCTCCATCGATGGCACGGTAGTCCCCAGTCAGACGCGCAACTACTGCTTCGCCAATGGCGAGGCAAGAATCGGCTGGAGCGCAGTTGGCGACCTGAAGAGCGAACACCTGGTCGAGGTGCCTGCTTATGCCAGTCTTGGTACCAATGACCGTAGCTCTCTGAGGGACTTCTCGCAGGAGATCGAGCCTGGTGACGTCCTGCTTTGCATTGGTTCGGAATACCAGTTCCAGGCCGTCGGTGTCGTCCAGGGCGGGTATGAGTACCAGGCGACGCCACCTACTGGCGTGCGCCCCGATTACGTCAATGTGTTGCCGGTCCACTGGCTGGCTAAGGGCCTGTCGCTAGACATTCGTCCGCTCAACGGCGGACGCAAGTTCACTTTGAAAACTGTATATGAAATGGGTCGCTTCGGATGGCCGGAGCTTGCCGACTATTTGGAAGCTTCGTCCGTCAAACTGGACGGTGCCGCGCCAGCCCAGCAGTCCAAGGGACTGCCGCACGTGCTCATCATCGACGAGATCAATCGCGGCAATATTTCGCGCGTGTTTGGTGAGCTGATCACCTTGATCGAGCCTTCCAAGCGGAAGGGCACGGAAGAAGCACTTGAAGTCATTCTTCCGTACTCCAAGAAAAAATTCAGCGTTCCGAACAATGTCTACCTGGTCGGCACCATGAATACTGCCGACAGGTCCTTGGCCGGTCTGGACATCGCCCTTCGCCGTCGCTTCAAGTTCGAAGAAATGCCGCCACGACTTGACGCCTTGGCTGGCAAGAACGTTGCCGGTATCGATCTGCAGGAACTGCTGGTCACCATGAACCGTCGTATCGAAGTTCTGCTGGGACGTGATTACCTGTTGGGACATGCCTACTTCCTTGACATCGACAATATCGCCGGATTGGCTGACGTGTTCCGCCGGCAGGTACTGCCTCTGCTTCAGGAATACTTCTTCGAGGACTGGCAGCGCATCGCTTGGGTACTGAACGACCAGGCTAAACCAGAAGACGACCACAAGTTCCTAATCAAGGAAGTTGCCAGCCTTGGCCAAGTCTTTGGTGCGGGCGTGGATCTTCCGCAAGGCAACGACTTGTGGCGCATCAATGACAAGGCGTTCGACAAGCCTGAAAGCTACGCCCGCATCCTCAGCGCTGGCTGACCACCCACATGCACGCTGTTACCGTCCGCGAGTACGCCCGGATCACGGCCGGGCCGATAGCTGTCGCCAAAGGGCTGGACCAGGCGACGGTGTCTGACGTGGCCTTTGACTGGCTTTGCAAGGAGAGCGAGCGCCTTCGCAAAGGCGGCGCCGGGCTGGTTCAGTTGGAGGGGCGGCGCTGGCTGCGTCTGGACAATTACGTTGGCGTGATCGAGGCGCCCGACGGGACCCGTATCGAGATCCTGCCCAAGACTTTCGACGAAGGGGATGACGTTACCCAGGCGCGGCGCCTGTTGCAGAAGATGCTTCAGCGCTGCCTGCATCTTGAGCCGCGTATCAGCGCGCCGACCGGTCTACAGGTCTTCGATGGCCCACTGACGGAATGGGTGATTTACCAGTTCCTGACGGCTTTGGATACGCTGATCAAGCGTGGCCTTCGTTTCGAGTATCACGCTGTTGAGGAGGAGCGCCAGTTTCTCCGGGGGCGACTTCTGGTCGGCCGACAGCTGCGCCAGCCTCCCGGCCGCGCTCACTACTTTCAGGTGGAGCACGAAGTATTCGATGCCGATCGGCCAGAGAATCGTCTTCTCCGCTCGGCACTGGACAAGGTGTGCAGGCAAGCCAAGGAGGCTGGCAATAAGCGGCTCGCCTACGAACTGACGCACCAGTTGCTCGATATCCCGCCAAGCCGGGATTTCGCGAAGGATTTCGGCCTGTGGCGAAGCGATCGATTGACGGCGCACTACCGACCTGTTCGCCCGTGGTGTTCGCTCATCCTCAACGAACAGAATCCGCTGACGGTCCTCGGTGACTGGACCGGCAACAGCTTGCTGTTCCCGATGGAGCAGGTATTCGAGGCCTATGTCGAGGTTTGCCTCCGCCGTGCGCTGCGTCCAGGTCAAACTCTCAAGGCGCAGGCCGCTAGCCAGTATCTGGCGACGCATGACGAACAGCCATGGTTCCAACTTAGACCGGATTTTCTGCTTTTCGAAGACGGCGCTACCACGGTTCTGGACACCAAGTGGAAGCGCCTTGATGCCAGCAAGGGAGATTCTGAATACAAGTACGGGCTGTCGCAGGCAGACTTCTACCAGCTTTACGCTTATGGTCAAAAGTACATCGGTGGCTGCGGGCGGCTTGTGCTGCTGTATCCACAGACCGCGACTTTCCGCGAGTCGTTGTCGCCGTTCTTCTTCAATGATCAGCTGCGGCTGGATGTCATGCCGTTTGACCTGACCTCAGGGCACGTAGTCGGTTGGATGTCTAGCTCTAGCTAGTGGCCAACGCCTTGCCCCTCTTGTGACCGCAGTCTGACGCTCAACAGCAATCAGGCGGGATTGAAAGGAATTTCAAACCTATACCACTCACTCGAAGCCGGTTGAGTACCGCTTCGCGCATAGACGCTCCGCTCGATGCGTCCTAAACCGGGTGATCTAATGTGACGAGAGGCAAGTTCGACGCGATCTACTGCGTTTTGGTTGTGGCCGCCGCTGTTGTGGTCGGCATTGTCAAATGCACGACATGCGGCCCCCGCGGCTCCTGATCCAATCCAGTTCTGGCATCCCACACAAGGCCCGGCATTGCGTCCGGGCCTTGTGCGTTTATGCCGCCAACAACCGAGGAAAACACAATGCACTTGGTCGAAACGATGGCCTACACGGGCGAACGCCCGTGGCACGGCTTGGGTAACAAGCTCGGCCCGCAGCAGCCCATTGACGTCTGGAAGCAGCAGGCGGGAATGGACTGGCAGATCGAGGAGTCCGAAGTCCGTTACATAACCGGCAGCAATAATGTCGGCGTCATCAACGCATTCCCGGAGCAGAAGGTCCTGTACCGCTCCGACACCACGGCGCCGCTGGCCGTGGTCAGCAAGCGCTTCCAGGTAGTGCAGCCAGGCGAGATCCTCGAGTTCTACCGCGACCTGACGGCGTGCAACGGATTCGAGCTCGAAACGGCGGGCGTGCTCCGGGCGGGCCGCAAGTTCTGGGCATTGGCGCGTACCGGCCAAAGCACGACGCTCAGGGGGCGGGACAAGGTGGACGGCTACCTGCTGCTGGCAACCGCCTGCGATGGCACGCTGGCGACCACCGCGCAGTTCACGTCGGTGCGCGTCGTCTGCAACAACACGCTGCAGATCGCGCTGGGAGATGCCAGCGGCGCGATCAAGGTGCCTCACCGTAGCCAGTTCGATCCCGACGTGGTGAAGCGCCAACTGGGCATCACCGTGTCCTCGTGGGACGGCTTCGTCGCCCGGATGAAGGCGCTGTGCGAACGTCCAGTCGATCCCGACTCGGCCGAAGGCCTGCTGCGTCGGGTCCTCACCTACGCCGGCCCGGAAGGCAAGCAACCCATTGTCAACGAACAGGCGTTGGCCAATGTCCGATCCCTGTACGAAGGTGGTGGCCGCGGAGCCCTCATGGCATCCAGTCGGGGAACGGCCTGGGGCTTGCTCAACAGCGTCACCGAGTACGTCGACCACCACCGGCGGGCCCGCAGCGACGATCATCGCCGCGATGCGGCGTGGTTCGGGCAGGGGGCCCTGATCAAACAGCGGGCTTGTGATGAAGTGATGAAGCTGGTGGCGTGAGCCGGCGCGTCCGTGACCATTGACGCGCTGGATATCGCATTCATCGCCATCGGTGCCAGGCAGGCGCTGGCGGATTCGTCGGCCGGACTCGACGCCATCTCCCGGTTCGAGGGAGAGCTGGGTTACGTGCAAGCGTGCATTGACCAGGCCGCCTTGCTGGACCGCGTGTACCACGAGTGCGACGGCACATTCCCGGGTATCTGGTGTTACGAGGTCGCCGAGCCGTTCGGCTACGCATTCGGCCAGCACTTGCTGGGCAACGGCAACGCCGCGGCTGCCGAGCGGATCCTGCGAGACATCGTCGCCGAGAGCACGACCCCCGGCGGGGCGTAGTCGCCCCACATCGGTATCAACGACATCGAGCCCGGCCTCGCGCCGGGCTTCTTCATTTCTGGAGGAACCATGAGAGAACCACATACGGCGTTGCGCCTGGTGGACACCAAGGGGCTGGACCGGGACCAATGGCTGGAAGTCCGCAAGGGCGGCATCGGAAGTTCGGATGCGGCTGCGGCCGTCGGCCTCAATCCCTACAAGAGCCAACTCGAACTGTGGATGGAGAAGACCGGACGCGCATCATCCAACGGGGAACATGCCGGCTTCGACGATCCGCGCTACTGGGGCACGTTGCTGGAGCCTTACGTCGCGATCGCCTACCAGCAGAAGACCGATCGCCGCGTGCGCAAGGTCAACGCGGTCCTGCAGCACCCGTCCTTCCCCTTCATGCTGGCCAACATCGATCGGGAAGTGGTCGGGTGTCCCGAAGTCCAGATCCTGGAGTGCAAGACCGCCGGTGAGTTCGGCGCTCGGCTGTGGCGGGAAGGCGTGCCGGAGTACGTGCAAATCCAGGTCCAGCACCAGCTGGCCGTGACCGGCAAGGCAGCGGCCGACGTGGCCGTCCTGCTGTGCGGTCAGCAGATGGAGATCTTCCGCATCCCGCGGGACGAGGACGTGATCGCGCGGCTGATCGTGCTGGAAGCCCGGTTCTGGGAATACGTGGAGTCCGACACGCCGCCACCGGCCGATGGCAGCGAGTCGTCGGCCCGGGCCCTGCGCCAGCTGTACCCGGGCGGTGGCGACACCCTGGATCTTTCGGAGAATCCGCGCCTGTCGCAGGTACTCGCGGATCTGCGCGCACTCCGCAGCGAACTGGACGCCAAGGGCCGACAAGCGGAAAGCCTCAAGCAGGCCCTGCAGGAAGCCATGGGCGACGCCTCTCGCGCGGTCTTTGCCACTGGCGAAGTGACTTTCAAGCGCGCCAAGGACAGCACCCAGCTGGATACGCGGCGCCTCGCCCAGGACCACCCCGACATCGCGGCCCGCTACACGGTCCCCCGTCCCGGCTCGCGCCGGTTCGTGATCGTGGACGAGGCCGCGTGACCTTAGGAGAGCTCACATGCTGAAAGGTTTGGCGATTACCCCGCCCGTGATCGGACGGATCTCGATTGGCCGCGTGGTGGAACGCAACGGAAAGCGGCTGCCGGAGAAGGACGACCAGTTCACCCTGACCAGCCAGGTGCAGAACCGGGACGGCTGGGTGCTGCACCCGTTGGATGAGCTGTTGCGCCGGGATGGCGGCGGCAAGCTGCGGTCCATCCCGGTCCGTCTGCTGTTCAACGATCCGGCGCTCAACCTGCGGGCCGACTACTCCCTGTTTGACCGCAGCAGCGGTCGGCCGGTGTGCGTGGGCAACGGAGAGACCTGCAGGCGCACCGGCGGCAAGGACGGTATCGAGACCCTGCCGTGCGTTGGACCGGATGTCTGCCCGTTCGCAGATGGCGAGTGCAGGGCCTATGCCCGCTTCAACGTGGTGATCGGGGATGGGGAAGAGGACGCGCTGGGCAGCTTCGTGCTGCGAACGACGTCGTTCAACACCATCCGCACGCTGGCGGCCCGCCTGCAGTACTTCAGTGCCGTCTCGGGCGGACGGCTGGCCTGCATGCCGCTGGAACTGAAGTTGCGCGGCAAGAGCACGACGATGAGCCACCGCACGGCGATCTTCTACGTGGATGTGGTGGTGCGCTCAGGGCTCACGCTGGAGCAGGCGATTGCCGAGGCACGGGTGAAAGACGAACAGCGCAAGGACGGTGGCTTCGACCAGGCGGCATTGGACGAAGCGGCATGGCGAGGCTTTGCCAATGGCGCGTTCGAGGAGCTGGACGAAGACGTGCCGGCGGTGGTGGAGGAGTTCTATCCGGACGCACTGGCAACGGACGCAGAGACGGCGGCCGCGAAGGTCGCGACGGTCGGCCTCCGTGGCCGGTTGCAGGACAAGGTTGCCCGCACGGGCACTGGCTAACCAACAGAGGGGTAAACGCAATGTTTCGAGTGATCGGTGGTGCGGTGGTGTACGGCTTGGCGCTGTAGGGAGTAGTGAAGTTGTTCGACCGACCGAGGATGGAGGTGGTCATCCAACCAGGCGGCAAGCCCGGTGACGCAAAGCGGAGCGGGGCTGCGACGGACATGGACGCCGACACGAGCGGCACGCCAACGCCCGACCGGGGAAGCGAAGCGTCGACGCCATCGACCGCGATGGGCGAAACCTGACAACGACTGCCGGAGACGCCATGAACGGAGAAGACAAAGGGCGCTGCGGCGCCCTTGCTGTTGAGGGATCACGATCGCCGTCGCCGTGTCCGCGTGCCGATGGTCCGCTCTACGTCCGCGGGCGACGCAGCCGGTATCGACCGGCAACGGCGGACCAAATCGTGGAGGCGGCGCGCCAGGTCGTCGACCAGCGCATGCAACGCGGTGCATCGCTCAAGGATCCTTCGATCGCCCGCGCGTACTTCAGCGACATGCTGGCCGGGCTGGAACGGGAAGTGTTCGCTGCCGCCTTCCTGGATACCCGGCACCGGCTGATTGCCTCCGTCGAGCTTTTCCACGGCACCATCGATGGCGCCGAGGTGCATCCACGCGAAGTGGTCAGGCAGGCGCTCCAGCACAACGCGGCGGCGGTCATCGTCGCGCACAACCATCCTTCAGGAGATGTTGGGCCCTCTGCGGCCGACCGAGCGGTGACTATCCGCCTCAAGCAGGCACTGGCATTGGTGGATGTGCGTCTGCTGGATCACGTTATCGTTGCCGGTGCCCAGAGCCTGGCATTGGCCGAACGTGGGTGGCTATAGGCGCTTGTCGAGACATTCGATCGACGAGCGGAGAATTTCCAATTGCCGGGCACGGAACGTTGGAGTGAACCACGCGGTTTGGGTCCGTCCCAGGTGAGCACTTCGGTGCCTACCTGGGACGGCGATTGCCCTTTTTTTTTGGGTTTTCGCGGGCATTGAAACCATGCTATTCGTGCCATTCGTAGCGCGAATAGCGTGAACAACAGCAGGCGCGGAAACGTCAATGGATGGCGGGCACGGGCGGACAAGTCCAAGAGCAACGCGTCGGCCCATCGTGTCACCGATCGGGTCAATGTCCTCCACGCTGCTTCTTGACGTAGGACGCGCGTTCTTCCTTCGTCATCTTGCGGATCCTGGCGGGACCCAGGTATTTCTCCGGTGCTCGAGTCATCCCGCGTTCGCGGAACGAGCGATGGTCGATGCGCAGGGCGTGACCATGCTTGGCCAAAGCGGCATTGATCTCGTCGGCGGCGGCCTTTCGTTGCGCGGTCATATGGCCATGGAGCGCCTGCGGGGCCTTGCCGCCACTGTCCTTGCGGCAGCCTCCTTTCTCCGGGTGTGCCGGGTTGTAACGCTTGAACATCTGTTCCGGCGAACGCTCGATGCCGTCCGGGAGCCTGTCGCAGATGACGATGTGGACGTGTGGATTGAGCTCGCCCTGCAGGGACGAGCGCGACAGGTGCAGCGCGAACTGGAACGGCTTGGGCCCCGCAAGTTGACGCGCTTGCCGCCAAGCAAGGTCGATGAGTTGTTCCACCGTCAGCACGTTGGGAAGCGAAACCGTGTAGGAGTGGAAGATCGATCCATTCCTGCGCTCGTGCTGGTCGGAGGCCTTCCACAGCAGCATGGGGTTGTCCGCGGCGAAAGACGGCATGTTGCCGTGGCCGGTAGTGATGAGGTCATTGCGGGCAGCGTGGCGTCCGTCGCGGGTGATGTAGGCCAGATGATCGGTGGCGGTGCCGTGCTTGCCGCTGGTGATGCCGAAATGCAGAGAGTCCATGATGGGTTAACCCTTTCGTGAGCATGAAAAAAGCCAGCGAGGTTGGCCTCGCTGGCTCGGTGGTGGTTCAGCAATCTTGTGGCGCTGGGGAAAACGGTTAGTGCACGTCGGCTATGCCCCTATGGCAGATGTCTCAATGGTCGACCAATGAGCAATGACAACGAGCTCGATTCAACTGCACCCCTTTTCCATAACGTATGCCTGCAGCAGTATTTTTTTACTGGGTACAGTCATGGGTGGGCTGGAGGTAGCAGAGCCTTCATGGATAGAAGTGCGGTCGCTCCAGCAGTCATAACCAGGCGCAGGGCGCCCTATAAGTCAGCGGGTTTTACTTGGCCGTTCATTAGTAGGGGAAGCAGCCAGTCGCGAAGCTGGGTGAGTTCGACGTTTTCCAGCTCAGCGAGCTTCTGACGTTGCATGATCTGTTCGATCTGGCGGCAGAAGGCATCGACGACCGCTTTGACCGGGAGAACTGCGTGCACGGACTTCAGGACGCCCGCAGAGATTTCCACAAAGGTCGATCCGGAGGCGTACTGGATGATCGTTGGCAGCGATCTTTCGACGGTGTAGTACACGAATGAAGTGCCGTAACCCTTCGACGGCACGAACGACTTGAATCCCTGATTCGTGGTTACCGGGTTGAGCGCGATGGCCAGATAGCCAACCGGTGCGCGGGAGCTCATCAGCACGGTGCCGGCCGGGTACAACGTCAGCGAGGCGCTACGCTTGCCGGCCTCTGACACGTCCGTTTCGCCCCTGGCGATGAACTTGTTGCCCTTGTTGTTGGACAAGTCCTTTGGGGTGATCCACGGAATCATGTCCTTGCCGAAATGCTCAGGACTTGCGGTCGAAGGCGTGCTGCCGCCCACGATCTGACCTAGATCGTCCAGCGAACCAGCTCCCCATCCCGCCGGAATCGCCCGCTTCAGCACCTCGTTCCAGACCATCTTGCCGCCGCTGGTCTTGTAGGGCCGGCCGTTGGCATCGGGGAAGTCGAACTGCACGAACCAGTAGTCGTAGATCGTCTTGGCCAGCGCTTCCAGCTCGGCGTTGATGCGATTGTTGAGGTCGATCTTGGTGCTCAGCACATGTAGCAATTCGCCGATGCGGGCCTGTGCATTGAACTCCGGGATCAGCAGCTTCAGATAGGAAAAAATTTGCTCGTTGAGGCTGGCACGAAGAACCATGACAGCATTGTTCGTCATGGTCTTTCGGAACATTGGGCTGCGCAGGTAGAACGCCATGAATCTTGGATCGGTTTGTCCTTTCGTCTTCGGGCGAAGACGCTTGAGGAAACCGCTGTACGTGGCGTTCGGATAGTCCTTTAGCGCCACGCTGCTCATTCCAAGCTCATCGACTGTTTCGCTTGTCCTCGTGAGAAAAATGTCGCCTTCCTTGACGGAATAAGTTTCCTGCTCAGATTCCGATGTGTTCATCAAGTCCGGCAGAGTGTCCGGCAGGAAGTAATTGTTGAACACGGTGGAGAACGAGAGGAACGCGGCACCATGACCGGCTTGCGCCGGAGTGCTGGAGATGCCCGAGCTCATCTCGTAGAGATCGGAAAATGCATGTTCCTGCAACTCAGACATAAGTCAGTCCCTTTAGCTTTGCCTGGATCGATTGCTCCAGCTTCTTGGCTTCGGCAAACATCGCATCAAGCCTTGACTGAAATCCTTCCAGCTTGTCGCCGAACTGCTTCGGCGTTATGTCCTCGTACGCAATCTTCACATCGAAATATTGGCCGGCACTCAGTGAGTAGTTCTTCGCCGCAATCGCGTCGAAATCCACCGCCACCGAGAAATCCTCCATCGCCTTGCGGGCATTGAAGGTGTCCACGATTCGCTGCTCTTCGGCATGGCTCAGCAGGGTCTTCTGGTTCTTGCCTTCCTTGACCTTCTTGCCGAGCGCCGAGGCATCGATCAGCACCACGCTGTCGTGCTGGCTCTTGTCGATGAACAGGATCGACACGTTGGTGCCGGTGGTGGCGAAGATGTTGCTGGGCATGGAGACGACCCCGGCAATCCACTTCTCCTTCACCAGCTTCTCGCGGATCTTCAGTTCGATCCCCTGGGCCGCGGTGATGAAGCCGGTGGGCACCACCACCGCGGCCTTTCCGCCCGGCTTGAGGCTGGCCATGATGTGCTGGATGAACAAGAGGTAGATCGCCATCTTGTCCTTGGCCTTGTTCGGCACCTTGGGAATGCCGGCGAAGAACCGCGCGCGATTGGCGTCGTTGTCCAAGTCGTCGCGAAAGTCGCTGAAGTCCATCTTGAACGGCGGGTTCGACACGATGTAGTCGAACTGCTTGAGCGCTTTCCCATCCTTGTGCACCGGATGCAGGATGGTGTTGCCCTGGGTGATGTGCGGGATGCTGTGCACCAGCTTGTTCAGCACCAGGTTCAGGCGCAGCAGGCTGGACGACTTCTGCGAGATGTCCTGCGACCAGATGCTGCAGCGCGTCTCGCCGATGGCATGCGCCAGCGCCATCAGCAGGGTGCCGGATCCCGATGCCGGGTCGTAGCAGGTCACGTTCTTGACCTTGCCGCGCTGGGCCTGTGGCACCAGGATGTCGGCCATGATTGTGGCCACGGCATGCGGGGTGTAGTACTCCGCGTACTTGCCGCCGTTGTCCTTGTTGTAGTCCTTGATCAGGTATTCAAACAGTGCGGCGTAGAAGTCGTACTTCTGCTCGAACAGCCGTTCGAAGCTGACCCCTGCCAGTTTGTTGAACAGCGCGCGCACGAAACCATCGCGCTTGTCGGCGCTGCCGGTGACGTATTCGCTCAGGCGGTCGAACAGCGGCACCTTCTCGCCGTCGTCGGTCTTCACCGCAAAGATGTCGGCGTTGGCGACGGCAATGGCGATCAGGGTGTCGTCGAACAGTCGCGCAAAGCCCGGCTCGGCCTGGCGGTTGAACAGGCTGGGGATCAGCTGCTCGGCGGTCAACACGGGGGTCTCTGCCGGCAACTCGTCCTTCAGGTCCTGGCGTTTGCCCTTGGGCAGCTTCTGCCAGGCGGCGATCCAGTCGTCCGCCTGCGCCAGCTTCGGCTCAAGCCGCTTCACTTCGTGCGCAAACTTGTCGCACAGCAGCTTGTACAGGAAGGTCTGGACGATGATCTTGTATTCGTTACCGTCGTTGCCCAGGCCATTGCTGGCGCAGACGGCCTTGAGGCCGTCGATGAGGTCACGGGTCTGTTGCTGGTAGCTGGGTGTCATTTCGGCAAGGCTCAGAAGGGCAAGTGGCCCTGGGATTCGTTGAGGTACTCGTTGACCAGCAGTTGCTGGATCATCTGGCGGGTCGACGCATCCGGCTCGGGCGGGCTGTCGCGGAACCGATGCATCACGATGGGCATGACGGTGCGCCCGAAGAAGGCCGGGTTGCCCAGCAGCTCGCGGTTGCCGAGCACCGCCTCGTCCACGTCGTGCTTGATGCCGCTCAGCGCGGCGTGCAGCCGGGTCTGGCTATCGCCAAGTCGGCGCGACTCCAGCAGCCGCTTGTGCACGCGCATCAGCTTGGCGTCGCCGCCGTAGCGGGCGGCCAAGTTGGCGTTGGCGTTGTTCAGGTCGCGCGTGCGCCGCTCGATGTCGCGCAGCGTCACGATGTTGTCCTGCATCTCCTGCTGGCCCACTTCGCTGAGCTTCTTGGCCTTGAACAGGCGCTCCAGCTCCTGGCGCAACGCGATCCAGGCCGGGTCTTGCGGGTCCTGCGTCGATGCCAGCGATTCGCGCGTGCGGCGCAGGACCTCTTTCAGCTCGTCGGCTAGCTTCAGTTCGGCCTCGCCCACCTTCTCGAACCTGAAGATCACATCCTCCAGCGCCTGGTTGAGCAGGCCGGAGGTATCGTGCGCGTCATCCAGTTGCCGCTTCAGGTTGAGCGCGGTCAGCGCGTTGCGTGCCTCGTTGTGCAGTGTGCCCAGCCTGTCGAAGTCCAGCAGGCCGGCCAGTTCGGTGAATCCGCCCAGACGGATCAGGTTGTGCAGTTCGCGCGCAGTGGCCAGTGCACTGACGACGGCGCGCAGCTGGTCGATGTCCGTGATGTTGCCGACCTGCTGCGAGAACAGCTCCGCATCGTCCAGTGAATAGTGGAACAGCGCTTCGCGGATGGCTTCGATGTCCGCGCGGATCTCCGCCTCGGACTTGAAGATGCTGCTGTAATGCTGCATCTCGTCGCCGAGTTCGGCGGTGAGTTCGGCGTAGTAGTCGGCATTGGCCTGGTCGAACTCGCGCTGGATGTCGGCGAAATCGACCACGTAGCCGTGGCGGAACTTGCGGTAGCGGCGGTTGACCCGGGTCAGCGCCTGCAACAGGTTGTGCTGGCGAACCACCCGGCCGAAATAGAGCTTTTTGAGCCGCGGCGCATCGAATCCGGTGAGCAGCATGTTGTAGACGAACAGCAGGTCGATCTTGCCAGCCTTGTAGGCCTTGACATCGTCCTCGCGCGATTCCTTGTCGCCCTCGTCGTGCAGGATCAATGCCGCGCTGAGCGGCTTGAAATAGTCGCTGCGGGGTTCGGCCGCGCGCAGCCGGTAGTCGTCGTCGTTGGCCGATTCCGCGACCGCTTGCGCCGGCGGTGCCATCCGTTCGCGGAACTGGCGGTGAAGCTCGCGCGCCTGTTCTGCGCTGTCGCAGATCACCATGCCGCCGATGCTCGCGTCGCCATGCACGATGCGCGCCTGGCGGAAGTCGTCGAGGATGTAGTCGAGCATCGGGCCGACGAAGCGCGGGTGCGCGTAGAGCGCCTTGCGATCGATGCCACCCTGCTGAACTTCGATTTCCGCCAGCGCCTGTTGCAGTTGCATCTTGTAGCGGGTGGCGATCTCTTCGCGGATCAGGCGCAGGGTAAAGCCGTCGGCGATGGAGGCGTTGTAGTAGTAGGTGTGGATGTAGTCGCCGAACAGCTGCCTGGACTGCAACTGCTCGCCGATCAGCGGGGTGCCGGTCAGCCCGATCTTGATGGCGTTGCGGTCGGACTGCTCCAGGTTGGCCAGGAAGCTGCCCCTGGGGTTGTAGCTGCGGTGCACTTCGTCGAGGAAGTACACGCGCTGGACGTTCAGGGCGTAGTCGGAGGCTGCGTCGAAATCCGGGTCGTCCTTGAACTTCTGGATGTTGACGACGGTGATTTCCGGCACGCCGCGGTCGTTGTCCACCGCCACGGTCTTGCGCATGTCCTGCACGAAGGCCTGGCGGCTGTCGATGACGTTGACGCTGAGGCCGCGCATCCGGAACTCATCGCGCGCCTGTCGCAGCAGGTCAAGCCGATCGACGATGAAGTAGAAGCGGGGCACCTGCGCCCGCTGCTGGAACCAGTCGGTGAGGTAACGCACGTTGTAGTACGCCAGCGCGGTCTTGCCGCTGCCCTGGGTGTGCCAGACGATGCCCTTGCGCACGCCAGCGCCCATCCGGCCCGCGATGGCCTGAGTGGCGAACAGCTGTGGATAGCGCATGACGTGCTTTTCGATGCCGTTCTCGGTGGTCAGCCAGGCAAATGCGTACTGCAGGAGGAAGGCGAAGCGCTGCCGGCAAAACAGTGAGGTCAGCAAGCGATGCGTGGGCGTGTCGATAGCCTTGTTGCGCTCAAACTCTGGCGTGCCCTTGATGGCAACCAGATTGGTGTCGGACAAGACAACGTCCTCGACCGCTTCGTCTGCGGCCCCCACCGTTGCGGCGAGTTCGGTTGCGCGCTCCTCGCGGAAGTAGTTGAAACTGGTCTCGCCGTAAGTGGAGGCGGCGTAGAACGCGCCCTGCACCGGCTCGAACTGCCCGTCGTCGTACTCCATGTTGTTGGAGAAGGCCATCAACTGGACGAGGTTGAAGAAGTGCCGGAACTTTGGGTTGGCGTGCCGGCGGTCCATGCGGGCGCGCTCTTCCAGCACTCCGCCGGGATTCATGCGCTTTTTCGCTTCGACGAATGCCAGCGGCATTCCGTTCACCAACAGGGTGATGTCGGGGCGGAACTCGTCCTCGCCGTTTACGAACGGAAGCTCAGTGACGACATGCCAGCTGTTGTTGTCCAAGTCGTCAAAGTCGATCAGGCGGATGCCTGAGCGCGCAGTCAGCCGCTCGTGAAATCCACGCCCGAGATCGTCACCCTTGAGCTTGAGCTGTATCTCGTTGAGCAGGGCGGGCACGTCCTCGCGGCGCAGTTCGGGATTGATGCGCAAAACGGCTTCCTCGAAAAGCTCGGGGAAGATGTTGTTGCGTGCATCCCACTGCGCTTGCTTCAACGAGAGGTAGGTGTAGCCAAGCCGGGTCAGATGAAGAAGCGCCGGAATCTTGACGCGGGAGTCCTCGTTGAAGGGCGTCACTTGGCGCCCTCCCGCACGTCAAACGCAATCCGGAGGCTGATAGCTCGAAGCGGCCTCGTCCCTGAGCAGGCCGGCGGCGCCATGGGCGATGGCCCCATACGGGGGGGCAATGCGGAGGCGCTCATTCCGCCCCCTCGTAATCAGCGGTCGCTCCCGACTTGCCGATGCGGCCGGCGATCCACTGATCCAGATCCCCACGGCGGAAGCGCCAGGATCCGCCGACCTTGAACGCCGGGATGCCCTCGGCGGCCGCAAGTCGGTAAATGGTGCGCTCGGTGACCTGCAGGTAGCCCGCGACCTGCTTGATGGTCAGGATTTCGGCCTCTCCGGTCGATGTCGGTCGTGCCATCGGTCCCCCTTCCGTGGGGAAGATAGTACAAAATTTTCAAGGTCGCCTGCGCCCGCCCCTGAAACGAGAAAGCCCGCCAGTCCTGGCGGGCCGGCGGGCTGGGTCGTGGACTGGCGGTTCGATCAGCAGATCGGGCAAGAACTGAAGTACTGCATGTTGAGCGCAATGGTGTCCTTCGGCTTCTTGCTGTCCCCGTACATCACCGGCCTGACCCAAACTGCCTGGCGCCCCGCCAGGATCTGGAGGGCGCTATGGAGCCGGCTGCTGTTGCGCACGCCGCAATACTGACGCACGTGGTTCTTCAGCACTTCTCCCACACCCCGGAGATAGAAGGTCCGATACAGATAGGCGTAAACGCTGTCGGCGTCCAACTCCTCGGGAGCCCGCTGCAGCGGCGGCGAAAAGAGCTGCTTGTACTCGTTGAGGTGCCACGCGGCGATCTGTTCTGCGCGAGCGAGCGTATCGGCGGAGATCCGGCCGACAGCACTGGCACGCGCATCGGCATCCTCCGGGAGGCTGGAAGTGTCGACCTCGAAGTAATGCAAGAGACACGCAATTCGGCCGACGATGTCCATGTACTTGTTGCCGAAGTCGCTGATGTCGTGGAGGAACTGACCAGGCTGGAAGCTGGTCTCGACGTTGCTGGCGATCTGAAGCCAGAGAACCTTCGCCTGCTCATCGAATTCGACGACGTCCCGGTTCACGCGCCCGGACTGACGCATCTTCTTGTAGGCCAAGAGCTGCTCGCGGAGGCGTGCATGGAAAGGCAGGATATGCTCCAGCGGCGGATTCAGCCTCGGTTGACGGAGTCCCGAAATCGAGGGAGACCTCGAGAACAGGAAGCGGGCACAGAAGCCGGAGCTCTGCACGATTTTGCCGCGCTTGGCGAAGAAGTCGGCCAACACGTCCGGCTGGATCATGAAGCTGATCGTCAGCCGAGGGTTCCGGGCGATGAGGTGGTCGTGCTCGGCCCGATCCAGCGGCAGCAACCGCTTGCCGTCCCAACTGCTATTGAGGAAGCCGTAGTGGCGCATCACGGTGCTGGACAGCAGGGTCTGACCTTCGTCCGTCAGTAGAGCCATCGCCTTTCCGTCTCCCTCGAGAACCTCGAACAGGGCACGCTTGGTGACATCGGAGTAGATGAGTCGATGTGCCGTGTTGTTGGTCGGCTCCTGGGCCTCGACAGCCGCGAGAAGCGCCTCCGCCTTCGCAATGTCACCCGCGGTTGCCAGCTTTGCGTACTGGCTGAGAGCGCGGTTGTGGACGGCGGTCCAGCGCGCCTTCGCCTTGATGTACGCCTTCTTCTGATCTTCCTGCTGCAGGATGACCTCGACGTCGTGGTCGTAGAGGGGAGCGCAAAGGGTCATTTCGGCGGAAGACTTGCGTTCGCCGGAAGTCGCTGCGATCGCTTGATAGAGGACGCAGGGCCGGATCTGCCCGGACAACGGATGGCGCCAGTCGACAAGGGGGCTCAGGGCAATCGAAAGCGTTGTCAGGCAGGACGTTCCGGCAATGATGTCGGTGACCTGGACGTTGTTGGCCAGCTCTTCCGCCGCGCGATGGATGAGCGGCGGAAACGCATGGATGGGATAGGACGGCTGGTTGATGATGAACATGTCGGCTACTCGGAATGGGTCGACGGGAGGTCGGCGGAGTCGCTCAACGAGCCGCTGATATCGGAAGGGGCTGCCTCGTTCTGCTGGGCAGGGTTCAGGCGGTGGCCACAGGTGACACAACAGACGGGGTTGCCAGCAGCATCTCGACGGGCGCGTTCCTGCTCGAGCATCTCGTTGAACGTGCGGGCGCAGACCTTGGCCTGGACCAGCTCATTGAAGGCGGCAAGGATGTCTTTCAGCAGCTTGCCGCTCGCGAGATGGGCCTCGAGCTTTGGATACAGATCGCGGAAGTACTGCTGGGTGAGCTCGCGCTTCGTGGGCTTGGCCTTCGCCAGCAGGCGGTCGAGCTTGTCCTGGAGCGCAAGCATGGCCTTGTCTTCGACTGCGGTCGCGGGGATGGCATCGATGCTCACGGAGTCACCTCCGCGTCGATGTCAGCCTTGGTCGGGGAGCGCTTCCAGCGTCCGTACTTGGGCACCGCCGGTGCGGGCTTGCGGGAAGCATTGGCGCGGGACTCGAGCCACGCTTCGATCTCGTCCGCGAACCAGACCGTCGCGCTGCGGGGCGAATCGTCCAGCTTGAAGGAAGCCGGGAACGTGGGATCCCAAGCCGGGTCCTTGGGGTTCTGGCGCGCCCAGAAATGGCTCTTGCCGTCGCCAGTCATGCCGTACGCCGTCTTGGCGCGAACCGCACGGCGCACGGGCTTGAAGGTCGTCAGATCGCCGGACGGGAGCTGCCCGAGAATGCGCTGCAGGGCGACCAGCAGGTGCTGGAGATCCGGCTGGTTGGGGAGCGCCGGGTAGGTCAGGCTGCCCTGGCGGCTTGCGGCCAAGTGATTGAAGTTAGACATAAAGTCGGTCCTTACGATGGGTTGTGTGCCAAGGCGTGATCGCCTTGGTGTTGCCTATCGTCAGCGCCAAAACAGGGCGCAAAGTCCGGACTTTCTTGGACGGCACTGGACCTAGTCGGATGCACAGGCCCGATTCGGGTACGTGTCAGCCAGGAGAGCTCGACAAGCGCGTGAAGCCGGCCTGCCTTTGCCCCCGGGCAAGCGATGTGAGCAGGCGAGCCTCAGGCGCGGAGCGCATCAGGCCGAACGCTGAGCAGGCGGGCTTCCAGCTTCGAAAGGTTCTCCTCGATTACGGCAATGTCACTGGGTTGCACGCACTCGACGACCTTCGCCCAAAGAAGGCTCCTCAGGGAAAACTTGAGTTCTGCTATCTCGTCAGCCCCTTCCAGCGCATCCTGAACCCATTCTCGGCGGTTGTGCCAGATCTGAAGATAGCCTTCCGGAATCTCCTTGGAAGGCCGGTTGCCATCGATGCTGATGTGAGACTCGAGCGGGGTGATAATCGACCTGGTTTGACTGTCGTCGCCGAATACGCGCGGCCGATAGCGGGTTGGGTGCTCGAGCGCCTGCGACGTGGCACACAATGCAGCGACAATGCTTCGAAAGTTGACTTTAACCGGCTCACTTAGCGAAAAGGTCGCCGCGCCAAAAAGGCGGCTGCGGTATAGCAATTCATTGGCGAGCGACACGCTGCGTTCGTACTTCGGCTTGGTCGGGCGGAAGCCAAGCGCCTTGCTGATCAGATCGAGGAAGAGGTCGGCATTGTTGTTTGCGAGGACAGGAAGTCCGTCGAGACAGAAATTGTTCTGCGTCGTGTCGTAATAACTTCGAGCTCCATCTTCAAGCGTACTCAACGCCTCGATCATCTCTCCCTGTATCGATGTGATCGGTGATGGTGGCCTGGCGGCATCCAAAACCTCTGCGTGCGCGCCTGCAAAATGCAGGAGCTCAAATCTGCTCAGGTGCAAGTACAGGTCTACGTCGAGGCGAACGGACCGACGGCGAGCGGCAGGGCATGAAACATCAATCGCCTCGACCATCGCGCCGATGGACTTGTAGTCCGTGACGATCCGCGATTTTTGTCCGGACAAGTATGCAACCTGGTCTAGGTGCGATCGGATATCGTCCAGGCGATTGATCAGCGGATAGAACACAGAATCAATTCTGTCCTGTGTTTCGTTGTCGATCTCAATCGCAATGTATGCCTTGAGGTCGTTAAGAAGGAACGTGTTGCCTTCGCTTTCAGTTATGGGGTACGCATCGCGCGCTTCGAATGAGAATCGAGTGGTTGGCGTCTTGATGAACGTGAGAAGGCGCGTACCTCTTTCTTCATCGAATCCTGAGCTTGGCATCATCCTGTCGATGAGGTAGATCAGCCTTAGAGCGTTTTGCTTGTCCTCGTAGCCGCTAAATGTCGTGCCTGTAATTGCTTTCAGGCCGCCGGTGATGCTCTCGAACTCCTTCTTCAGCGTTTCGGGGTCGTCCCAGGCCCCTTCCTTCCGGTTCGCCTGCTTTTCCTTTCGCACCTTCTTCGCAAGGTCAACGAGAGAGAGCTGGCTTTGGGGAATGCTTTTCGAGCTGCCTAGATGGTAGGGGCTGGGAAATACGGTAGCCCTCTTGGTCTCGTCGAGTCCGTACCTGAACATTGCGCGCAACAGCGGCATACGACCATTCGGGCCCCAGGCGAATGGCTGATTCCGAAGGCGTGCGTACGTGGCATTGCCACCGAATATGAACTCTCGGGAGAACGGGTCGACTTTGTGCTTGGTGGTGAGCTCTACCAGTTGCTCTTTCAGAGCGGCGTGCAAGATAAACATGTGGCCGAAGCTGCGGCGTCTGCCCCCAAGGTTAAGGTGCGTTGCCCTCCGGCGCACAACGCTTCCGCATCAGCGTCTCCTTGAGAGCCGGAGGGCTAGTAGGGCTCGGTTGTAGCGGGGCTCTTCCCAGTCGACGGTGCTCGGCCCGCGCTTGCTCTAACGGTACGAGGCTGGTCAGATCCGGGTTTGTGGCAAGCTGCGAGCAACGAGAGGCGAGCGTGGCGACGCCATTGGGCCCGAATCTGTGAGCCTGGTTGTTGAGTGGCGTCAACAATGCCTGCCCACGCCGACGCGATAGGCGTCCTATGTGGTCCGACGCCAGCTCTTCAAGAAGTGAGTCAAATTGCGAGTCATGAATTGCTTCTGAAAGATTGATATGTCAAGTAACTCAATGGGTTAGCTGGGCAATTCGATTGCTGATGGGCCCACCATCGAATCAGGCACTTAGGATCAACCGCAGTGCCTTCTTCGTCAAGCCAGCGCGACCCGGTGACCGCTCGGTGACCGTTTATGCTCCGCTGCTGTCGCAGTTGGCCGCCGGCTGCCCCACATCCTCGGGCGTCCACTGCGGAGCGCTCCTGCGTGCGCGGATCCAACGCTGGATGTCGCTCTGGTACCAGCGAGTGCCGCCGCCGACCTTGTGCTTGGGCGGGAAAGTGCCCTTGTCCATCTCGCGGTAGATGTAGCTCTTCTTCATCCCGGTCTGGGCTTCGACCTGCTCGAGCTTCAGCAGGACTTCGGGGATGCTCTCAGCTGCGACCATCTCGGGCCTCCGTTTCTTCGGCGGTGGGCGCCGGCAGCAGTGCCGTCTGCGAATCCGACCGTGCCGTGGTTACAAGGTTTGCGATCTGTGTCAGGTCCATGGTGGGGTCATCGAATAGGGCGAGGCCGATCTGGGCAGTCAGCCGCTGGGTCGCTGTCGCCGCCACCGGCGCCGGAGTATCGATCGTGGCGAGGGCGTAAGCGCGCCAGGCGTCGCATGCGGCCTGCAGCTGCGGCGCGCCGGCAAACGTGAAGGTCAATGCGCGGCCGCCGCCGCTGGCGGGATGCGTGCTGGTCAGTGCAGTTTCGAGCGCTGCTGCAACCGCAATGGCCGCGCGCTGCTGGGTGACCAGTGCTGACCGGTCACCTGCGGCGGCGATGATGTGCTCGACGTTCAAGGCGATTTCTCCTTCGTATGCTCTTCGATCGACTTACGCAGCTGTGCTATTCGGAAGTCCCATTCGACCCTCTCCCGCCTGCTTTCGCGCTTCAACGCGCGCTCCAGTCGGTCGAGTAGCGGGAGTACCCAGGAGGGATTGAACGGCTGGGGTTTCACCGCGATGGGCACCGGCGGCTTGGGCGGGTTGCAGTAGGGATCGGCCCAATCGAAGGGGTCGTTACAGACGGTGCAGTGGGTTCGGTCCGCTGACCAGATGTGATCCCGATTTTCCCCAGCCCCGCGGATCTCGTGAAGCAAAGGCTGGGTATAAAGAGCCCGGACCTGTTCGCCGGCTGCAAGGGCTCGATACCACTGCTTTTCATCGATCTGAAACCAGTATGATCCGCCCCACTGCTCGAGCCTGACGGCCCGTTGCTGGCCAAACAAGCTCATCAGTATGGTCGCCCAACGATTCACCTGAGCGGCTCGCACGGGCTCACCAGCGCGGGCCGCAGTTCGCATCTCGCGCACGGCGTCACTCGCAGTGGGTGGGATTGCCGTGATGACGGGCGAAGCGTCGCCGCTCATGGTCCACCCTCGAGCAGCATCTTGGGATCGATGTTCCAACCGGCCTCACGTGCAGCACGCAGACGCAGCTCGTTGGCATCGAACTCGTCCAGCTGTAGGGCGGTAATGGCGCCCTCCACCTGGTGTGGCTGCAGTGGGCGGGAGATCCTACCGAACGCGCGCCAAACGCTGAACACTTGGCATCCCCAGGCCGGTGCAAGGCAGGCCAGCTGCTTGCCGTGTTCGCGGCAGTGGCGGCGGATCATGTCGCGCGCCGTCACGTGCGCGGGCGCGGGGCCGCGCAGCGCTGCTCGGATGGATGCCGCGTTCCGACCGGGGCTCACGCGAACATCTCGAGTTGGGCGGGCTGTACCGGTGCGCGGGTCCGTTCCGGCATCGGGGCGGGTGCAGTGGCGCGGCTGCGCGCGCGCTGTGCAGCGTTGAAGGCGAACCAGAAGCCGTGGCCATGCCGGCGTGCCCTGCATTCGGTCAGCAGCACGCGAGCGACGTGCTTGGCCAGTGCCGCGCCGGTCATGCTGCCACTGCCAGGTCGGCTGGAACGCTGTCCAGGTTGGCCTCTGCGATCGCGAACATGGGGGGCGGGCTGACGCTGTTGCCACACATGCGGACCTGCGCTGTGATCTTCAGCACCGTGCCGTCAGCGGTTCGGTCGATGATGTAGGTCACCGGGAAGCCCTGCGCACGGAACAGCTCCGGCGGCTTGAGCATGCGCAGCCGGATATCCACGATGACGTAGGGAGTGCCTTGGACGAACACCGTGACTAGGGCCAGCCGGTCCTTGGTGGTGACCGTGTCCAACGGGTCGCGCGGGTCAACCGCGATGCCGCTGCCGTAGTACTTGATCAGGAAAGCGGCCACGCGTAGTTCCCCTGCCTCATGCTCGGGCGCGAGCTGGATCAGGTTTGCGCTGACCATCCGCTGTTGGCTGCCGCTGGCAGTGATGGTGCTGAGAGGATCGCGCGCGTCGTTGCCGTCGCCCTGGTAGAAGCCACCATTGGCCTGTTCAAGGAATGCAGTCGCTACGCCGAGCGCATGCGCAGCACCGGCCGGCCGCAACGCACCAGCACCAGAAGTAATCGTCGGCACTGGCTCGCTGGCTGCCGTGCCGATACTGTCGCCTCGGAACTTCACCAGGTGCGGCACGGCCACAGCGTGCTTCACACCGCCCGCGACAATCGTGCCAAGCGGCTGCTGCAGGTCCAATGCACGCGGAGCCTGGCCATCACGCTCGCCGTAGCCGGTCTGGACTAGCACCGGTGTGATCAATGCCGTATCGGCCTTGGTGGTCATCGTGTAAAGGGGATCGGCGCCAGAACGCGGTTCCGACTGCCCGGCGCGGCCACCTACCCCGGCGAGAATCGGGGTCACCACGGAGAAGTGGCCGCCCTTTACGCCAGCGCAGACTGTGCGCAGCGGCTCGTCAGCAGGCATGGTGCGCTGATTGCTGGCGTTCGCATGCTCGGCTATGAAGGGTGCCAGTTCCGGCATGGCCAGCATCAATTCGCCGCGGTTGGCGGCGGTGATGGTGCGCAGCGGATCGTGGATGCTGTGCACGCGATCGCCACCCTGATGCGTTACCGGCACGATGAACGGGTCCGCCGAATCGATCACATGGCGTTTTACGCCCTTGGCGATGCGGCGCATTGTCGCGTCTGCCAAGTCCTTCTTACGCCCGAAGATGGAGCGGCCGAGATCGCTGAAGTCCAGACAGTCGGCGGCGGTCACGCGCGGCTTCTGCCCCGGAGCAGGGCCGTGGCTCGGCTTGGGCCACACGATGGCTTGCCCGTCGCGGCGACCGAGCAGGAACAGGCGTTCCCGGCTGGTGCCGGCGCCGTAGTCGCTGGCCACCAGCTTGCGCCAGTCGACCACGTAGCCCAGCGCCCGCAGAGCGGCAACAAACTGCTGCCAGGTGCGGCCGCTGTGGCGCTTGTCTGGCACCAGCTGCTGATTCTCGACCGGCACGCGCTCGCCGCGCGCTGCAACGGTTCCGTCCATCTTGATGACACGCCCGGTGACCTTACAGCGCTTGGCCACCAGCGGACCCCAGGTCAGTATCTGCCAGACGTTCTCCATGGAAATGATGCGCGGTGCGGTGTTGGTGCCGTGCAGGCGATCAGCGCGCAGCAGCTGGCCCACCCACTTCAGCACCACCCACGACAGGGCGCGGGTCTTCCGGCTGCGCGGCTGGCCACCCTTGGCCTGGCTGAAGTGCGTGCAGTCGGGTGAGGCATGCAACCAGCCGATGAGACGGCCGGCCACGTCCACGCGCGGGTCGGCGTGCCAGATATCCTCGCGGTGGTGCTGGGTCAGCGGGTGGTTGGCGGCGTGCATGCCGATGGCCAGCTCGTCGTGGTTGTAGGCCAGGGCGGGATCGATGCCGAGGGCCTGCTTGAGCCCTTCCGATGCGCCGCCGCCGCCGGCGAACAGATCCACAACGATCTCGCCGGGTCGCAGTCGGGAGCGCTGCGGCATGGGGAAGTTGAAAGCGCGGGAGCCGTCAGCCATTGGTGATTTCCTTCGGGCACTGATTGCAGGGAGCGGTATGGGGAGCGCGCAGAGAGAACCTGGTCCCGCGCACGTGCTCGCCTTGGCGGATGACGATGTGTCCGCAGGACAGGAGGCACTGGAACCGTCCAGTCAGGACGCTGGCCCCGGGAGAGGCGACGAACTTCGCGCTGGTGACGTTGCGGACAGGTGCAGCGGTGAGCAGCTGGTCAGCCATGGGCGTCTCCCTCGTTGCAGAGTGGGCACGGGGCGCCGCGCTTGGCCTCGGTGTCGTTGGCGAAGTTCCACCAGCCCCCCTCGTAGCCGCACTTCGAGCATTCCATGAGGCCCAAGGTCAGCTCACCGTCGTAGCCGAACTCGATTCCGTGCATCATCACGCGCGGTTTTGCGCGGGGAGGCTTCAGCGCCTGGAACATGTCAGCGGTCCGTGCCATTGCCCACCGCCACGCTGTCGATCAAGGCCAGCAGGCTCCCGAGCTTCTCGGAGTGGTAGCCGTCGTGTATTTCTTCGTATGCATGCAGCACCGATGCCCGGAACTGCCCCAGGTCCACGGCCTGCGCGGGCGTGTACTCCTCGGCTGCATCGATGGCGTTCTGCCAAGGGCAGTTGGCGCTGCTATGTTCGCCGATATCCACGCCTGTGATAGCTGCGATGTGGCCGGCCAGATCGTCGGCTACTTCGTGGTAGCGGTCGCGCTGGTCAATGGCCTCGCCGAGTGCGCGATCCAAGCCGTCCAGATAGACCTGAGCGGGCTGCTGCGCCGGCTGCCCGATCACCTTCTCGGCCTCCGCACGAATAGCAGGCCCAATGCTGCATCCGTCCCAGTTCTTCGCCACACGGTCGATCACAGACCACGGGTCCACGGCCTGCGCGGTCGGGCCGGCGATGGTTGGGCACGGACCCTCATGGCCAGCTGCCAGCGTGCACGCCCAGCCGTTCGGCGGCAGCGCGCAACGATCAACCGGAAGGATGGACCATGCATCCTCGTTCTCCGCTGCCAGTGCTTCTGCATCGGCACGGCGGACCAGCCACAGCGCTGCGGACCTGTCTGCGGTCCACTCGGGGCCAACCTGTCCCCATGCCATGTACTTCTCGCCGCTGCCGTTGGTGATCACGAATCCGCCGCTGCACACCGGCTCCCCCGCCGGCTGTCGGGCGGCTAGGTCAGCCTCAGCGCGCAATGCGCGTTCCTGCCAGTGATCAATCGCTCCGTGCAGCGTTCCGTCGCCTACGGCAAGTGCATCATCCATCGTCACCGGCTGGCGGGCGGCGAGTGCGGCTTTCAGTTCCGCCAGCTCGCCGTGCACAGCGGCGTAGATGTCGTGCGGGACGCGGAGCTCAATCGCTTCCTCGATCCGGCCGATGCAATCCAGCGCATCCCCCTGACCACCCTGGGAGGGCTGGGCGGAGAGGGCGCGACGATTCCAGTTGGAAACGAAGTTCTCCTTGTAGCCAAACTCGATGGGGCCGCTGTGCTGGCAGACGGTGCACGCGATACACGAGCCGCCCTCGTTTTCCCCCGACCCGATACCGAAGTCGATGCGTTCAGCGCGTGCACCGCAGAACGGACAGGGCAGAAGGGCATCCCCCAGCCTCACCCTCCCACCGGGCTGCGCGTCCGCCAGGGAGTCGCGTACCATGGCTCCATTCATCGGAATCGGACGCTTAGCCATGCCTTTCACCCGATTGATTAACGGATGGCATCTGGACATCGACTCTCAGTACATCGCGGAAGGGCAACCGCTGCCGTTCTGGCGCGCGGAAGTTGAGGTCTGGCGCGAGGGTGATGACGCGCCTGCGTTCCGTGATCACACGTTGGCGCACCATGCAAGCCAGGATGAGGCCGAGAGAATCGCAGAGGGCCTGGGGACCGACTACGCACGGGCTCATCCGTTGGACCTGGACTGAGTGATCAGCCACAGCGCACCTCCGTAGTGCCCATCTGCACAACTTCGGCTACGGCGGCGTCGCTCAGTAGGCGCGCGCTGTCGGCCATGTTTCTGAACACCTGCCGCAGGTGGTGCTGTGCGTCGATTGGAAGCGTGGTCAAGACTGGGCCACTGCGGCGGCGCACTTCGTGCTGGCACTGGCTCAGAAGATCAGCCAGCACCGGCTCGCGTGCTGCCGCGGCTTCACCATTCAGGGCGACGTCCAGCTGGCGCACCAAGTAGGCTTGCGCGTCCTGCTCTAGCGAGAGCATGGCGTCCTGGCTGATCAGGTGTGCCGCGGCGGCCAGGCCGGCGCGGATGGCCTCGGCGTAGCCCTTCTGGGTGCCGTGGGTGGCGTAGGCAGCGCGGAATGCTTCGACTGCGCTGTCGGGAATGGGTTGGGGGGCAGGTGGGGCGCTGGGCTGAGGCTGTGTCATTCGGGAGATCTCAGGCTGCGGTGGTGGCCGGCTTCTCGGCCATGGCTGCCAAGCGCTCAAGGCGTTCGGCTTCGGCGATGTAGTAGTCGTGACGGTCCTGTCGGACCTTCTGGGAGAAGAACGGGTCGGTCAGGGCGTGCTCGGCGGCGGCGCGGTTGGCCTTGGCCAGGCGGGCTGGGTCGTGGTCGAAGATGTCGAGCTGGCTGCGGTGGTCCATGGATGCCGCCGGCGGAGCGTCAGCGGAGTTGTGTGCGCGGCCAGAGCGCCGGCATCTGCCGTTGCCATGCGGCATAGCCGATTCGGATGCCCTTCTTCAGCGCGCGCTGTAGGGTCCGGCCGAACTGCACGCGCAGGGCGAACCAGCGGCACGGGTGGGCAGCAACTGCTGCCTCGTAGCGCTGCAGCCTTTGTTCGGGCGTCGGTGCGGCCGTGCTGACGATCACCGCGTCCAGGCCGCCGCCTATTGGGTGCAGGCCATCCATCAGCGCACCAACCTGTGCAGGTTCGGCGCGACGCGCTGGCGCTGCTCTTCCGCCTCGCGTTGGCGCTGTGCGCTAGCCTGATGCGTGCAGTACACGCGGTAGGGATGGCGCCGGGGACGCTTCGCGCGCTCCAAGGCTGCGCGCTGGTCAGGCGTCAGGTCGGGTGCCGGGAGCTTGATTGCAGGAGCCTTCATGCGAAACCGCCTTGGGCGGTGGTGCCCTCGATGGAGGCAATGAACTTCTGCAGCTTCTTCTGGCTCGCGGGCGGCAGTGCGAAGTAGGTGCGGCCGGCGATGACGTGGTGCTGGCCGGCGGTCTCCATGAAAACCGGGACGGACTCGGAGGACACGTAAGCGACCATTGCCGTTGTGCCTTTCGCCCGGTGCCATCCCGACACGCTCCAGCCGGCCGGATCCTTCATCACACGCAGGCGCATGCCGCAGCCAGTTACCTCGATGACGGGGACGCCCGGGGCCGCGGCGGTCACGCAGCACCACCTTGTGCCCGCAGCATGCGGCGGAGGTTCCTGCGCACATCGGCGATGGCTCGGCCGGCGCTAGCGCGGCGCTCCAGAACGGCACGAGATGCAACGTCAGCGGCTGCGGCGACCAAGTTCGGGGCGAAGCCCATACCAGTTGCGGCAGTGGCAGCCGCCGTGGCGGCGACGGCCGCGCGCTGGGCGAGCGGATAGGTGATGGCGGCGATCATGCTGCACCTGCCTGGCTGATGGTGTAGCCACGGCTGCGGGTGACGTTGATGCGGTAACCGTGCTGGACCAGCTTCTGGCGCAGGCGGCAGATGGTCACTTCGATGGTGTTCGATTTGCGGCCCGAGGCGCCGTAGATCTCTCGCTCGATCTGCAAGCGGCTGATTGGGGTGTCGCCGGCATTGATGATGAGCTGCAGCACCTTCGATTCGGTGGGGCTGAGGGGCAGGCGCTGACCGCCGACCAGTGCCGCGCGCGGCTCGGTGCGCAGGCCGGCCATCACGGCGCCACCTCGATGAAGGCCAGGTCGTACATCACGCACTGCGCCCGGCCCAGCACGGGGTAGGTGCTCGACTCTTTGCCGTCTGCGGTCGACAGGGGGACAACCGCATTGGCCTGGACGCATGCTGCCGGGGAGACCTGATAGGAGCCGCTTAGCACTGCATCGGCCGCGTCCAGGGCGAGCTGCCAGCGCTCAGGCTGGAAGCTTTGGGTGAGAGCCTTGGTGATGCCCGGCGCGCAGTCGGGCACGTGCTCTGCGGTGCGGAAGGCGTTGAGGCTTGTGTTGGCAACGGTGCTGCGCAGGCCCCAGTCGTCGGCGGCTGCCAGCTCGTACACGGCCAGCGCGGCGCAGATGCGCGGGCTGGTAATCACCAGCCCATCCGGGGCGTCGCCAGCGGCATCAGCTGGCGGCTCGTCGCCGGGCGAAGCCCAGGCTGCGACGGCCAGGACTATGAAACAGGCGAGGGCGACAAGGCCGAGGCGGGCCGATCGCAGGTTGCTGGGTGTCAGTTGCATTGCTAGGTCTCCGTACCGGCCGATGCCGTTGAGGAGAACAATAGCGCTGCTATCTATCCATTACAATAGCGATGCTGTTTACGAATCGCATTGGGGCCTAAAAATTTCTGAATTCGTTAAGAAATCAGAACTCCCAACGCTTTAGGCACGCGCTGTACGCGGTGTCCCGAAACTCCCCTTGGACAAGCTCTTTGGCGGGATCGGTGGAAAGCCTTGGCGTGTCGTAGGCTGCGCGAACCATACCTACGTAGGGCTCGCCTTGCTTAGTTGCCGCTGCCATCACCGTGGACATTGCGATGCCGGCCTGCCTTGCGGTCATGATCCGCTCTGCAGCAGTCGACTCGCCCTGGCAAAGCTCTGCTGTGGACGAACGGAGGATGTCTATCGCCTTCTGCGCTTCTGATGCGGCCTCATTTGCTGAAGCCGCCGCGCGTGACGCCGCAGCACGCGCGGCGGTGTTGTCATCGCCAGCATTGGCGCAAGCGCTCAGCGAGAGAGCAAAGAGGGCGGTGGCAAACATGATCCTTCGCATTGACGAGTCTCCTTTCATCCATAGCGGCCGCGAAGCAGCCCTGCATCCTCGAAACTGACGCCGTCGCGCATGCAATCCTCGGCGCGCTCCAGATCCTTGTGAAGCTGGATCAGGTCATCATCGGGAATGTGCTCGATCCCCATGTACCCGAAACATGCCTGGTCAATAAGCAGCTTCATCGGCGCACCCCACCTGCGGTCGAAGTGCCGAATCATGCGGTAATGGGACTCTCGCAGGACAACATCCATCCGCATTGTGGGCTTTGCGCACGGAACCGGTACGGCCTCTGGCTCAGCCGGCTTTGCGCTTCCGACCGCCGTAAGCTTGGGCTTCACGCCCATCTTCCGTTGTGCGCGTAGCGCGATCAGTTGCGCCAACTTGTCCATTTCCTGATCGAGATCCATCGTTCCCCTTCCCTTGTTTTCTTAAATCTGCGGCAAGTGCTACGCGCAGCGCTTGGGCAAACAGATCGGGGGATTGTTCGACATCGAATGTCTCACCTGTGGCCAGATCCAGAGCCTTGCGCACCACAGCGATGGCAGAGTTCACGATATCGGCGTCAAGTCTCGCAACCTGAGACGTGCCAAATCGATCCATCAGCCGTGCGTACTCGGCACTGATTTCCTGTGGCTGCATGCCCAACACATCAGCCAGGGCCTCAGCCTTATCCCAAGGGACCGGCCGCAGGCCAGTTGCGAATTGGGAGATGAAGCTTGGCGTGACCTCCAGGCGCTCGGCCACCACCGACTGTGTCAGTCCGGAGCGGGTGATGGCCTCCGCGATCGCGCGGCCTTCAGTGGTCTTGGGGTTGGCGGGCCTAGGCATATAGCGATGCTATTTGAAGGCGTTCAGCAAGACGAACAGCGATGCTATTTACTTGGGTAAATAGCACTGCTATGTTTAACGAATGAACGAACCCACTCAGACCGTGACACCGATCCAGAAGGCCATCGATGCGGTGGGTGGGCAGGGCTCGCTTGCGCGCCTGCTCAAGGTTCACCCGGCTCTGGTTTCGCAATGGAGAACAGGCCGCAGGCCTGTCGCCGCCCACCACATTCTTTCGATTGAGGCGATGACGCACGTGTCGAGGCATGAGTTGCGGCCCGACATCTTCGGCGTGCAGCCGGAGCCTGACCCCGACTCGGATCGAATCGTCCCGATCGACGCCGCCTGAAGTATGCGATCGGAGATTTGTCCTCCCGCTCAGCAGTTCCATTCCATGAATTCCGGTCGCCCTGTCCATGGCGGCCACTTTGCATCGCCTCCCGAGGTGCGTAAATGAAGCCTGATCCTCAGTACCACGAGCCGCGCTCTGCGGTGGTGTTCCGGCACACGACCGACGCCATCCGCAACAGCGGGCACACCGATAGCAGCCTGGCACAGGCGATCGCCGAGCAGTACATGGCGGACGTAGCACCTGGCGAGCGCATCCTGCAGTTCCACATCGGCGACGATGCCGACAGCACCGAGCGCGCGCTGAAAGCCAACGCCCAGATCGTCGGCCGAATCCGCAATGGCACGGTGAAGATGCCGGTGGACCTGGAAGAGTCGTGGGTGCGCGCGCTGCCGCCGCACTGGCGCGATGCCTGCTCCCGCGAGCTGGCCCAGCGCTACGGCTTCCTTGGCGCGCGGATCCCGATGATGGAGCCGCATGCTGGCGTGCTGGCTGTTGCCCGCCTGTCGGTGGAGTTCGGCCACACGCTCGAGGCGATCACCAACGTCCTCGCTGACGGCCGCATCTGCCCGAAGGACATCCCTGAGCTGCGCCGCGCGCTGGACGAGATCGGCCAGCTCGAGGCAGAACTGGTGACGGCCAAGCGGTATGTGTCCGGCCACCTGCAGGATCTGGCGCCGCGAGCGGTGCAGGGTGCGCAGCGATGAGCAACGGTGCGATGGTGAGCTGGGCAATCGCGGTGGTCGGGGAGTTCGACAGCGCAGGCCGTCGGATCCCCGAGAGTTTGGTGCCGCTGCTGCCGATGGTGGACGTGGTCCTGTGGGCTAAGGAACAGGCGCAGCCGCTACGCGTTGATGCGCTGCAGGAGCGATTCGGCCTGTCACGCGCAACCGCATATCGCTGGCTGCTCGCGCTGCAGGACCTGAACGACCCTGCGGCAGCAAAGCGGCGAGTTCCAAGCCTGCGGCAGCTGAGCACGGCACTAGGCCGTGAGGTTCCTGCATCGGGCCACGCGGAGGCGACAGGATGAACATCAGTCCGACTCTCGGGCTGCGCTGTGGCTCTGCGCGCTGCGCGTCACCAGCCGAGCGCGAACCAGCCGTCGCACCAGTTGCCGCAGTGTTGTCGGTGAATGAACCGCGACGCAGCGCGCCTCAGCACGCGCTTGTCGGCTACAACACCACCAGGATCGTCATGGAGTTCATGCGGTGGGCCGTCGAGCGCCACGAGTTCCCGACCGTGGAGGCCATTGTTCGGCACTTCGGCGTGAGCCGCGCCACGGCGTACCGCTGGCGCAACAGCTTGGGCGAAACCTACCGGCTGGAGAAGCTGCCGCCCAACGAGCATGAGCTGATCCGGATCGGCAGCCCAGGCGCCGCAGCGAGCGGCAATCACGGTGCCGGGGAACCCTGATGATCTACTTTGAGATGTATCCGGGCGACTACCTCAAGGACACAACCAGGCTGTCCCTGACGGACCACGGCGTCTACTTCAAGCTGATGCTGGCGTACTACTCGGAAGAGCAGGCGCTGCCAGAGAGCCTGGCGGAGTTGTACGTCATCGCCGGTGCCATCACCGCAGGCGACAAGGCCGCGGTTAAGAAGGTCGCCGAGCGCTATTTTCCGGTGGGTAACGATGGCCTTCGCCACAGCAAACGGTGTGACGAGCAGATCGCCACGGCCCAGGCCCGCATCGCGGACGGGCAGGGGCGACGGGAAGACAGGAAGGCCGCCGAAGCGGAGCGGCAGGCGCGCACCCGTGCGCGTCGCACGATGCTGTTCGAAGACCTTCGCAACGTGGGTGTCGTGCCGAGCGGCATGGCAACGATGGCGGAACTGAAGGTACTGCACGTCACGCATGTTACCGGCGACGAAGGCGTGACATTGGACAAGCTGTCACGCGTGACAGGTCACGGCGAGTCACGCGTGACAGGTGGCGTGAACACAGGTGTGAACACGGGTAACCAGACCCCAGGTCCCACTTCTTCTACTCCAGATACATCACAACACGCTCAAGGATCTCTGAGCGGTGTGACCGATGCGGGGCGTGCGTGCCTGCTGATGCGGAAGGCAGGCTGCCATTCGACCAACCCCAGCCACCCCGAACTGCTGGCGGCGCTGGAAGAGGGCGTGACGCCGGAGGCTCTGGGGCATACGGCCGCTGAAGGATTGGCGCGATCGCCACCGGTTTCGAATCCGTTCTCTTGGGCGATCAGGACCGCCCGCAACCGACACGCCGCCGGCGCAGTGCCGACGCACACCACCAACACCGGAGGCCCCAATGCAAACCCTCAACTCGGTTCTGCCGAACACGTCGCTGAGCAGCGGCGACTCCACGAGCAGCGCGCGGCAGCTGGCAGCTTTGGCGGACAAGGCTGCGATGTCATCGACGGAGAGTTCCAATTCGTCCAGCACTGACCCGGACCAGCGCGCGGTGAGCGCCCTGTGGACCGTGTGGGAACGCATGGCCGGCATGTTCCCCGGAAAGTGGGTGCGCGAGAATGGCGCAGCGCCGGTGAACAACGCTGGCAGCCTGACCACCGCCGGTGAGCTGTGGTTCCAGGTGATGTCCGGCATCACCCCGCGACAGGTGGCCGAGGGACTGGCCAACTGCCTTCGCAGCGCGCTGCAGTGGCCACCGAACCCCGGCCAGTTCCGAGCCATGTGCTTGGGCGTTCCGGCGCTGGCCGAAGTCGACGGCCAGATGCGGCCCGGCCAGGCCCACAGCGGATTCACCGTGCTGGTCAGGTCGAAGCTGGACCTGCACGCCTATCGCACTGCCGAGGGCGGCGCGCAGCAGCAGCGCATGCTGGCCAACGCGTACGAGCGGGCAGTGAAGCACGTCATGGACGGTGGCACCGTACCGGAACCGGCAGCGGCGCTGACCGCGCCGACGATGGAGCCGCAGGTGGTGCGCGATCGCAATGCCGCACGCAGCGCCATGGCGCTGGCGGCTGCCGAACTGGGCTTCGGAGATACGCATGGAGCCGACTGACATTCGCGCCTACCAGCGGCAGCTGATCCTGTTCTGCCTGGGCATCCACGGGGACAGCACCGCAGCTGAGGCGCTGGAGCTGATGGGCAACGCGGCACTCGAGGCAGGCGCGCCGCGCGAAGCGATGGTGCTGACCACTGCCGCCGCCGCCGGCCTGCTGCGTGAGCTGGATCGTGATGGGTTGGTGCGTCGCTGCGAGAACCGCGTCAGCGCCCGCCACGGACGTCCGGAGGCCACCTGGGCGGTGACCGACGCCGGCCGCGTGGATGTCATGCCGCTGCCGCCCTCCGGGCAGCAGCAGCTGGCCATGCCGCAGCTGGCACCGGCACCGACCCACCGCACGCGCGGAGGTCTCTCCATGGAGCAGCTGATGGGCCTGCTCAACGTCGAGTTCGACTGCATGCTCGAGCAGATGGACCGGGAGCACCAGGCTGCGCAGCAGCGCGCTCGGCACGAGTTCGAAGCCTTCCGGCAGCGCGCATTGCGCGTGTGGGGCGCTGCGGAGGCATCCGCCTGATGCCGCCGAAGAAGACGTCCAGCCGCTCGCTGCGCTACGCCTCCACGCAGGATATGCCGGAGGGCATGCGCCGTCTGGTCCAAGGCCAGGCCAGCACGGCCGCCGCCGCCCCGGCGCCAACCGCCGCGCGCGCCTACCGCCCGCCGGCAGCGGCACAGTCCACCGGCAGCGGCAACGCCGCCGGCAAGGTTGCGCGTGGCCGGCCCCGGCATGTGCCCGGTGAGATGAACAAGACAGAAGAGGCCTACGCCGCGCACCTGGCGCTGCAGATGGCCGCTGGCGAGATCGCATGGTTCCGGTTCGAGTCCGTGAAGCTGAAGTTGGCCGAGAAGACCCACCTCACCATCGACTTCTTTGTGATGACAGCCGCCGGCGACTTGGAGGCCCATGAGGTGAAGGGCTTCTGGGAGGAAGACGCCCGCGTGAAGGTGAAGGTGGCCGCCGAGATGTACCCGTTCCGATTTCTGGCAGTCCAGCGCGCCCCCGGCGGCGGCTGGAAAACGGAGGTGTTCTCTTGAACGCGATGATGATTGGCGGCGCCAGCGTGCGCCGCGACGACGTGGGCAGGTTCTGCCTTAATGATCTGCACCAGGCCGCCGGCGGCGCCAAGCGGCACCAGCCCAGCGACTGGCAGCGCCTGAAGCAGACCGAGGAACTGGTAGCCGAACTGGTCAACTCCGGGGAATCCCGGGTTTACCCCGTGCACTCGGTGGCCGGCCGCTACGGCGGCAGCTACGTGGTGCGCGAGCTGGTCTATGCCTACGCCATGTGGATCAGTCCCAGCTTCAGCCTGCAGGTGATCCGCGCCTACGACGCGCTGGCGGCCGGGGTGCCGGCGCCTGACCCGATGCAGGCGCTGACCGATCCAGCGACGCTGCGCGCGCTGCTGCTGTCCTACAGCGAGAAGGCCGAGATCCTCGAGGCGCGCGTGCAGTACCAAGAACCGCAGGTCCGCGCGCTGCTGCGGCTGACCCAGGCTGACGGTGCCTTCAACATCAGCACCGCCGCCAAGATGCTGCAGGTCCAGCCGCGCCAGCTGTTCGCCTGGCTGTCCGAGCATGGCTGGATCTACCGCCGCGCCGGCAGCAAGAACTGGCTGGCGTACCAGAACCGCCTGCAGCAGGGCGTGCTGGCGCACAAGGCGTGCATCCAGCGCACCGACGGAGAGCGGGAGCGCGTACACGAGCAGGTGCTGGTGACCGCGAAGGGGCTGTCGCGGCTGGCCGAGAGCATCGACCGGGACCAGATGGCCTGGGCGCAGGCCGACGCGGCGACCGGGCTGCAGCTGGCGGCTGAGGTGACCTGATGGACACCGTTTTCCACGTGGGCCAGTTGGTCATGGTGAAGGAAGACCCGGACGTGCTCCTGTTTGCGGGCGAGATCGCACGCGTTTCCGTTCTTGATGTTCCGTGCATGGGTGGGATCGGGATGGAGGTAATCAGCGATCACCTGGGCCGGTTCAAGGGAACCTATGAGCAGTTTGAGCCGGTTCCTGAAATCAAGGGAAGGCACTGATGGACGCCATCGAGAAGCGAGCGCGGGAGCTGCTGGCTGCGCAGTTCAACGCCGAGGGGCGCGAGCAATTCGAGCGCGGTCAGGCGGTAGTGGTCACCACTGCCAGTGCGCTCAACGCCATCATCGCCGCCCTCACGCCGCCCAATGATCCTGACCCTGCGCTGCTGATCAGCATGGCGATGTGTCTCGATCACGGTTTCGGGGTCAAGACATTTGAGCAGCAACAGAGAGCGCTGCGCGACATGCGGAAGCTGTGGGATGAGGTCACGGGGCGAGGCTATTGCTCAGAAGAGGGCCGCCATCGGTACGAACCCATGCTCGCCGCTTGTGTGGAGGTTGCTGATAGTTCGGCGGTGACCGTGGTTTCCAAGGCCGAAGCCGAAGAACTGAGCAGGCGGCGCGTTGCACGCATGGAAGGAGCTGAGTGATGGGCAATCAGATCATCACGTCGCGGGAAGTGGCACCGATGAAGCCGGGCACAGCTATGGAAGAGCAGCTGCAGCTGAAGGGTATTGGCCGGCTGCTGGCCGGCTTCGGGTACCGCTACGGCTCGGAGGTCCAGCTGCACCAGGCTCTGTCGACCGTCCTTGACCAGGCCGGCCATGCCCACTTACGCGAGTACCGGCTCGATGCCAGCAACCGCGCTGACTTCTGGCTGGATGGCCTGGTGATCGAGGTGAAGGTGGCCGGCTCGCTCGCCGATGCCCTGCGGCAGGTCGGGCGCTACATCAACCTGCCGCAGGTGCGCGGAGTGCTGCTGGTTACCACCGAGCGCTGGGGCGAACGCCCGCTCGTTGCCCGGCCGGCCTGGCAGGGCAAGCCCTTCAACATCATCCGCCTGAAGAGGCAGGCACTGTGATGCAGACAACCTATGGAACCCTCCTGTACAGCGCCGCCGGCAGCACCTGGCGGGTGATCTGCGAGCCGCAGGTGCGCGCGCGCATGAAGCGCGTGTTTCCCCGCGTGCGCCAGCACGCCGCTGAACACATTGACCTGTCGGCCACGCCAGAGAACAGCCGGGAGCTGCAGTGGTTCACGCAGCGCTACCCACTGTCGATGGATGCCGACACCGAGCGCGCGTTGCAGCTGCTGGCCGCCGAGCACGTGGATATGGAGCGCAGCCTGGGCGAACTGCTGGCCGGCCGTGTGCAGATCCCGGAGTTCTCGCTGGCCAAGCCACCGCGCGAGTACCAGCGCGTGGGTGGTGCGCAGCTGTCCATCCGTGGCGGCCTGCTGCTGGCCGACGATCTTGGCCTCGGCAAGACGGTCACCGCCATCTGCCCGATGGCTGCACCGGGCAACCTGCCTGCTGTGGTGGTGTACCCGGCGGGGCTGCCGAACCACTGGCCGGAAAAGCTGGCCGAGTTCGCCCCGCAACTGCGCGTGCACCACGTCCGGAAAGGTGCTCTGTACCCACTCGTGCGTCAGCCGAAGCAGCGGATCAAGGATCTGTGGGACACGTTGCCGGACGTGATCCTTGTCAGCTATCACAAGCTCCGTGGATGGGCCGAGGCGCTGGGGGAGATTGCACAGTACGTGGTGTTCGAGGAATGTCAGCAGTTGCGTACCCCGGGCACCAGCATCCACAGCGCCTGTTGCCACCTGGCCAGCCGAGCGCCGCTTCGCATGGGACTGACCGCCACGCCGATCTACAACTACGGTTGCGAGTTCTTCCATGTCGTGGACCCGCTTCTGCCAGGCTGCCTGGGTACATATGAAGAGTTCCTGCGGGAATGGTGCGTCTCCGCTCCCGGGGAGAAGGCCAAGCTGAAGGACGCAGAGCAGTTCGGTCAGTATCTGCGGCGGCAGGGGATCATGCTGCGCCGTACGCGCAAAGAAGTGGGGCGCGAGCTGCCGGCGCTGTCGAAGATCCCGCACGAGGTGGAAGCCGACGCCAAGGCGCTGGACGCCATCACCGGTGACGCTGCTGCGCTGGCGCGGATCATCCTGCGTGCCAACGAACAGTACCGCGGCGAGAAGATGCAGGCCGCCGGCGAGTTCGACCGGTTGCTGCGGCAGGCAACCGGCGTGGCCAAGGCCCCATACGTGGCCGAGTTCGTCAGGCTGCTGCTGGAAAGCGGTCAGAAGGTGCTGCTGTTTGGATGGCATCGCGAGGTGTACAGCATCTGGCAGGAGAAGCTGGCTGCCTACAACCCCGTCATGTACACCGGCAGCGAGTCGCCGAGCCAGAAGCAGGCGGCGAAGGACGCATTCATTGACGGAGATAGCCAGGTGATGCTGATCAGCCTCCGATCTGGTGCGGGCATCGATGGACTGCAGCACGTGTGCAGCACCGTGGTGTTCGGCGAACTGGACTGGTCGCCCGGCGTCCACGAGCAGTGCATTGGCCGCGTCCACCGTGACGGCCAAACAGAGCCGGTCATGGCGTATTTCCTGCTCTCCGACAGTGGCAGCGACCCGATCGTGTCGGACGTGCTCGGGGTGAAACGCGAGCAGATTGAGGGTGTTCGCAGCCCGGGGGAGCACCTGGTGGAGCGTCTGGACGTAGGCGAGAACCAGCTGCGCGCGCTGGCCCAGCAGTTCCTTCAACAACAGGGCGCAGCCCTGGAACCAACCAACGTTTCAACTATGGAGACCTCTCGATGATTCCCAAGTTCCTCAGCCTGGACGAGGCGACCCACTACCTCTACCTCGAAGGAAAGGAGGGTCCCATCAGGTGCCAGGTCGATGGCAGCCTGTGGGAGGTCTGGCAGGACGGTCGGTCCCGCTGGGTCAGCAACTGCGAGGTGGCCTGATGTCGGCAGTGGCCACGCCCGCGGTGGACCTGGCGCCGTGTGGCAACTGCGGCAGCGACGACGTGTGCATGCGCGCGCGGGGCAGTGCCGGTAGCCGCCGAACCGCGCAGGTGTTGTGCGCGCGCTGCACTGCGCGCGGAGAGCTACATGTTGGGGCAGATGCAGACGAGCGCGCATGCAGGGCCTGGGCGAACCGACCCGCCTACATACCGGCGCCGGCGGCGGTCAGGGTGGTGCATGGTCGAGTGCCGGTTCCAGAGCCGACCCTGGAGCGAGATCCGCTCGAGCTGATCGCCCGCATGCTGGTCGGCGGGAGCTTTCGCGAGCCGTCGGATGGCAGGTCAACCATGACGCCGCTGACTGCCGCCGACATTGCCGGTGCCGTCGGAATGATGCGCGACTCCGTGGCCAAGCAGGCAATTATGGCGGTGGCGCTGCGGGGGCAGGGTGTGTCTCTGTCGTCGCTTGGGCGTTCCCTGGCCAGGCGGGTGATGCGCCAGATCCAGTGGCAGCGACGCAACGGCGGAAAGCCCGCGCTGCGCATGGATGACCCGGCCGATCGCTGGCGAATGAGGCTGGTGCTGCAGGACGCAGTGAACGACCTGGTATGGCCCGAAGGGAAGATCGCCGCGCAGGATGCTGCCAAGGCGGCCAAGATGCGGAAGGGGGACTACCTGCGCGTGTACGGGATCGCAACCGCGACGCTCCGACAGGCGCTGGAAGATGGACGGAAGGAGTTCAGCGGCAGGGTGTTCAACAGGTAGGCAGCCAAGCAGTGGCCTGGCTGCCCCTAACGCCGCGTTAGAAGGTTATGAAAGTCGAGTCGTATCCGGCATTGCTAAAAGTCGCCTTAATGCTGTTGTACGCCTTCTTGGCTTCTTCATCGTTCGCGTAGGAGAGCGTGTACTCCCTGCCCGCCTTCAATGTCACTTCGATTCTTGCCTGCTCGGCCTTCAGTTCAAATGACGCGATGGAGTCAAGAGACATCGACAGGTTGGCAAAATGGATGATGTGGCCCACTGCAGAAACACTCCGTGTTGGTTGGGGAAGTCATTAAGCAACATTACCGCAGTCGCAGCGAACCTTACCGCATTCGCACGACTGCGGTAAGGAACCTTACCGCAGTTGCATCGGGAACCAGGATTGTTGTCCAATCGATATCGTGGGCGAGGTTCCAACCAACCCGCACTCAACGGCCGCAGGCCTGGACTCGGGAGGTCCAGTGACCTGCGGTTCGTCGTTTCTGGGGTGCGAAGCCCAACCATCAAACAGAGCGACGCCCCGATGCCTGCCAGCACCGGGGCGCCGCCGCAGTACACGCGTTTCAGCCGCGTGCC